ATTGATAATCGTGCCGTGGTATTGGATTGGAAATTCGGATCAGGTGTCGCCGTGGAGGTCATCGAAAACGCGCAACTGATGTTTTACGCCGCTGCTGCGATGCGGACGGAAGCAACGCAATGGGCATTCGATGGCGTGACTGAGGTCGAACTGATCATCGTGCAGCCGCCCAGCGTCAAGCGGTGGGTGACCACAGTGGAGCGCATCAAGGCGTTCGAGCAAGAGTTAGCCGGTGCCGTCAAGATCGCCATGAAGCCAGGCGCACCGCTGGCCGCTGGCGACCATTGCAAGTGGTGCAGCGCCAAGCCTGTCTGTCCGTTGCTGACCGGCGCTGTTGACCGGCTGATGAAGACCAAGCTGGACGCCATCCCGGCGGATCAGATCGCGCACTATCTGGATCAGGTGCCGCTGGTCGAGGAGTTTATTAAGGGATTGCAGGCGCTGGCGCAGCAGATGTTAGAGGAAGGTGCGCCCGTGGGCGACTGGAAGCTGGTGCCAAAGCGTGCGACCCGCCAGTGGGCCGACGAGGCCGAGGCCGAGGCGTTCCTGACGCGCATGGGTGTGGAAGCTTGGAGCGAACCCAAGACGATCAGCCCTGCGGTTGCCGAGAAGGCGTTGAAGAAGTTAAAAATCGAATTGCCAGGTGACCTGACGGTCTCTGTCTCCAGTGGTAACACACTCGCGCCGGGGAATGACCCCCGACCGGCGGTGTTGCAGATCGGCCATACGCTCAAGAAGGCTATGGCCAAAATCCAGTAGAAGGAAATATAATGACGAACGTATCTGTTTTCGGCGGCGCAAATCTGCCGTCCGTGAAGTCCCTGTCGTCCGCGCTGCGGTCGATTGAATCGTCGGCCAGCGCAACCGGCATGGCCATCCTCAAGATGGACAAGACCGGCCACTGGGTATTCGGTGCCGATCAGACCGAGGTCGAGGACGATAGCCTGTGGGCCATCAATCCGTTCTCGTTTGTCCACGGCTATATCGCATGGGGCGACGGCGAAGTGCTTGGCGAGAAGATGGTCAGCGTTGCTGAACCCCTGCCTGAACTTGACCCCGCCCCCGGCGGTGCCAAGCGCGGCTGGGAAATGCAGATCGGCATGACGCTGGCCTGCACCAACGGCGAGGACGAGGGTCTTCAGGCCCGTTACAGCGTCACCAGCGTCGGCGGCAAGCGTGCCGTGCAGGCTCTGGCCGTGGCCATCGCTGAACAGGTGGACAAGGATCAGACCAAGCCGGTGCCGGTCGTGCGCTTGAAGAAAGAGCATTACCAGCACAAGTCCTACGGTCGCATCTTCACGCCCGTGTTCGACCTTGTGAAGTGGGTCAGCATGGACGCCGACTCAGCCGGTGAGACTGTCGAGGAAGCCGACGCGCCAGTTGACGAAGCACCGCGCCGTCGTCGCCGCGCGTAACCAGTAAGTGAACGCCGGGGTGGATTGGGCCACCCCGGCTAGTAGCTGGATGCAGTGAGGTATCCGATGACTATCCTATGGCTCGATTTCGAGACGCGCAGCCGCTGCGATTTGCGGGCTGCTGGCGTCTACAACTACGCAAGACACGCCAGCACCGACGTGCTGTGTATGTCCTACGCCTTCGACGATGACGACGTGCAGACATGGCTGCCAGGCCAGCCGTTTCCCGTCGCCGTGCGCCAACACACTGGCCAGATACGCGCGCACAACGCCGCGTTTGAGCGTCTGGTGTTTTGGTACGTTCTACAGAACGATTTTACCTTAGAACAGTTCTACTGCACCGCAGCACAAGCCCGCGCCAACTGCGCGCCGGGTAGCCTTGAGGATGTCGGGCGGTTCGCTGGCGCATCCATGAAGAAGGATCATCGCGGATCACAACTGATCAGGCTGTTGTCCATACCGCAAGCCGATGGCGGGTTCAGGGATGACCCGGCGCTGATGGCTGAGATGGTGCGCTACTGCGAACAGGATGTCCGGGCCATGCGTTCGATCAGCCAGGCGCAGCGGCCGCTGTCCGATGACGAACTGGCCGACTACCAAACCAACGAGCGGATCAACGACCGCGGCGTCCTGCTGGATCGCCCGCTGGCGCTGGCTGCGGTGCAATACTCCGACGCCGAGAGCGCCGACATCCAGAAGACGGTTGAGGAAGTCACGCAGGGCGCGGTCATGTCCGTGCGCAGCCCCAAGATGCGGGCGTGGGTATTGGATCGCGTCGGGCCGCAGGCGATTAAGCTGGCGACCGTTTACAAGGACGGCGAGCCTAAGCTATCCATTGACAAGAACGTCCGCTTCAACCTGTTGGCGCTGGCCGAGGAGAACCCCGATGAAGTCCCCGCCGAAGTCGCAGAAGTCATACAGTGTGCGGACGACCTATGGGCATCGTCAGTTGCAAAGTTTGCGCGCGCGGCAGCACTTGCAGATGATGAGGATCACCGAGTTAGAGGAGCGTTTGTCTTTTCTGGTGGCAGTGCTACAGGTCGCGCTAGTTCATTCGGACTACAAGTCCACAACTTCCCCCGAAGATGCGCCGCAGACCCTGCACTAGCACGGCAGGCGATGGTGCGCGGTCACAAGATCGTGCCGCAGTTTGGGCGTCGCATTACCGACGTGCTGAAGGGTATGCTGCGCCCATCGCTGATGGCCCCCGAGGGCAAGCGGCTGGTGGTGGCCGACTGGGCTGCGATTGAGGCGCGGGTGACGCCCTGGGCGTCGAACACCAACAGCGGCGCGGACAAGCTGGGCATCTTCGAGCGCGGCGAGGATGTGTACAAGCACAACGCCGCCGCGACGTTTAAGGTTGACTACGCCGATGTGGACAAGGATCAGCGCCAGATCGGCAAGGTGCAGGAACTAGCCTGCGGGTTTGCGGGCGGGATCGGCGCGTTCGCCAGCATGGGCCGCATCTACAACGTGGTGTTGGCCGAGAGCGACAGCCGCCGCATGGTCGATGGCTGGCGCAGGGCGAACCCGTGGGCGCAGACTTACTGGTCGGGGCTGGAGCGGTCGTACATGGCCGCGATGCGCAACCCGCACCATGAGTTTACCGCGGGGCGCGTGACGTATTTGTTTGACAAGCAGCATCTTTGGTATGCCCTGCCGTCAGGCCGTGTGCTATGCTATCCTTTCGCCCGCTTCGATGAGGAGGGCAACATCACCTACGCGAAGGCGGCTTGGAAGCCTGCTGCCGACGCAAAGGAATGGCCCCGCGCCCGCCTGTGGCGCGGACTGGCCTGCGAAAACATCACACAGGCCATTGCCAATGATTTGCTGCGCTACGCGCTGCGACGGCTGGAGGCGGAGGGATTGGAGACTGTGCTGCACGTCCACGACGAGATCGTGCTGGAAGTCGAAGCCGCGCAAGCCGACACCGCTGCCGTGGCGCTAGTAAAAACTATGTGTACGCCGCCCATGTGGGCCGCAGGACTGCCGCTGAACGCGGAAGTCGCGGTCATGACCCGATACGGAAAATAGGAAGGAATCGCGATGAGTGAGGATCGCACTAAATTTCTCGAATACGTCACCAAACTGTCCACCGAGACAGGCGAGACGGCGCTGCTGTTGCGTCAGAAGCCTGCGCTTGCTGACGGCCAGATGATCTACCACGGCGATGGCGTCCCCAAGGCGTCGTTCCCGGCGTTCCTGCCCGCCAAGGCCAACATCAAGCCGGGGGATGCTTGGTACGTCAACACGGGGTCGTTCATTGTTGAACGCTTTGCGGATGGTAAGCCGTCCGCCAAGTCGGAGAACGTCGAGTTTGTCCTGTTTATGATGCTGGACGACATTGGCACCAAGTCCAAAACGCCGCCGCTTGACCCGACATGGATCATGGAAACGTCGGACGGGTCATTCCAGTGGGGCTACGCCTTTGCCAACCAGCCGACCAAGGCTGAGTTTACCGCGGCGATCACGGCCATTGCCGAGGCGGGCTACACCGACCCCGGCGCTACCAACGCCGTCCGCAACTGCCGCATCCCTGGCAGCGTTAACTTGAAGAAGGGCCGCAACAACTTCGAGGCGCGGCTGGTTGAGTTCCACCCCGAGCGCGAGTATGACCTGGACGACATCTGCGGGGCGCTGGGCGTCGAGCCGCCCGAGGCGGACACTGCCGAGATCAAGAGCATCAAGATACGCGACACTGGTATGGACAACGTGCTGGCGTGGCTGTCGGACAACAACATGGTGCTGTCGCGGGTCAACAACGAGGGCTGGTGCAGCGTCATCTGTCCGAACCATGAGCAGCACACGGACGGCAGCATCGAGGGGCGCTACAAGCCTCTGGATCGGTCGTACTGCTGCTACCACGGTCACTGCCAAGACCTGACCAGCAGCGCGTTTCTGGAATGGGTGTCGGCCAACAAAGGGCCGACCGCCACGCCGGGGCTGCGGGACGAACTGATCGCCGAGCGCATGAAGCAGATGGCCGAGAAGATTTCGCCGACCACGGCGTACCCAGATCAGGCCGCAACAGTCGTCCGCGAGGTCGAGCGCAAGGAAGCTGGACGGCTGGAAAAGAGCGAGTGGTTTGCCCGCTTCGCTTACGTCCAGTCTGACGACAGCTACTTCGACATGATGACGCGGCGCGAGGTGTCGCGCCCGGTATTTAACGCGCTGTTCAGGCACGTTGACTGCCGGTCTGTCCACAACAATAAGCGGCAGATACCGGCGTCGAATTACTTCGACGAGCGGCGGCAGGAGTTTGGGGCCAAGGCTCTGCTGGGCATGACCTACGCCGCGGGCGAGGATGTATTGGTTGCCCGTGACGGGCTGGTCTATGGCAACCGCTGGATCAATATGCGTCCCGACATGGGTACCTACTTGCGGGTGTCAGACGACCAGATCGCGCCGTGGCTGGATCACTGCCGCAATCTGATCCCAGACCCAAATTCCTTGGAACACGTCTGGAATGTGATGGCGCACAAAGTCCAGCACGCGAATGTCAAGATCAACCACGCCGTGCTGCACGGCGGCGACGAGGGCTGCGGCAAAGATACCCTGTGGGCACCGTTCCTGTGGGCCATTGGCGGCGTGCATCAGCACAACCGTTCGATCATGGAGACGGGCGAGATCAACAGCCAGTGGGGCTACAACCTAGAAGCCGAGGTGGTCATCCTGAACGAGTTGCGCGAGGCGGAGGCGCGGGAGCGTCGCGCGATGGCCAACAAGCTGAAGCCTATCATTGCCGCGCCGCCCGAGACGCTGGTCATCAACCGCAAGGGGCTGCACCCCTACGAGATGCTGAACCGGCTGCAAGTCATCGCGTTCTCGAACGACACGTTGCCGATCACGCTGCCGACGCAAGACCGCCGCTGGTTCTGCGTCTGGTCGCGCGCGTCGCGCATGAACCCAGACGACGCGCAGAAGCTGTACAGGTGGTACAAGAACGGCGGGTACGAACTGATCGCGGCGTGGATGTGGCAACGCCAGGTTGAGGCGTTTAACCCCGCCGCCGCACCGCCGATCACCGAGTGGAAAATCAACATGGTCGAGCAGGGCATGAGCGTCGCCGAGAGTTTCCTCGTCGATATGATGCGCCAGCGGATCGGGCCGTTCGCGTCAGGCGTTGTCGGCGGGCCGTTCCATAAGCTGTGCGACCTGATGGCCTCGCAGGGCCATGTTCCGGCGGGCGTGAAGGTGCCGCAGGCGGCGCTGTTGCACGCCTTCAAGGAGGCTGGCTGGGTCGATTGCGGGCGGTTGGCGTCGGTGGAGCACCAGACGAAACGGCACGTCATCGCCGCGCCGGCTATAGCGGCGTCGCTGTCCAAGTCGGCTTTGCGTCGGGCGGTCGAACCTGTTGCAGCGCACGACAAAAAGGTAGTAGGAATTCGGTAGCTGCGTATCCCCAATTAGCGCGGTTACCGATGAAACCCCCGGCGTGCCTCACTGCACGACGGGGGTTTCTTTTTGTGTGCGGCTTGCAACACATTGTTTGGCCTTGTAGGGTGCCGCCATGACCGAAAAAGAAATCGAAGCCTACTTCGTGAAGCGCGTGAAGGCGTTGGGCGGGTACAGCTACAAGTTCCGCAGTATAACGCTGCGCGGCGTGTCTGACCGCATTGCCTGCTTGCCGAACGGCGAGACATGGTTTGTCGAACTGAAGAAGCCCGGCGGGCGGCTGTCGCCGCTGCAAGAGATATTTGCCGAGCAAATGGCCGCGACGAATCAGCGTTACGCCGTGCTGTGGTCGAAAGAGGATGTGGACGCATGGGCGGCATGAAAGTTTTAGTGGCTTGCGAATACAGCGGCACCGTGCGGGATGCGTTCCGCGCTGCGGGACATGACGCGTTGTCGTGTGATCTGCTGCCAACAGACGTGCCGGGGCCGCACTATCAAGGTGATGTTACGGACATCATCAACGATGGCTGGGACTTGATGGTCGCGCATCCGCCATGCACCTACCTTTGTTCTAGCGGTTTGCATTGGAACAAGCGCCGCCCTGAGCGGGCGCAGATGACCGAAGATGCACTGAAGTTCGTGCAGTTCTTGCTGGACGCCCATATCCCGCGCATCGCGCTAGAAAACCCCATTGGCTGCATCGGCACCCGCATCCGCAAGGCCGACCAGACGATCCAGCCGTGGCAGTTTGGCCATGACGCCAGCAAATCGACGTGCCTCTGGCTAAAGAATTTGCCGTTGCTGACGCCGACTGCCGTGGTTGAGCCGCGGATTGCCAACGGCAAGAAGCGGTGGGCGAATCAAACCGACAGCGGCCAAAACCGTTTGCCGCCAAGCGAATACCGTTGGAAAATCCGCAGCGAAACTTATGCTGGTATTGCTGCGGCGATGGTAGCCCAATGGGCCTGAGACTGCGCCCTTACCAAGACGACGCGGCAGACTTTCTGTACGAGCGTGACCGCGCCATGATCCTCGCGCCGGTCGGCGCGGGCAAGACCGCAATCACGCTGACGGCCATGCAGGCGATGCTAGACGACGGGCGCGTCAAGCGGTGGCTGGTGGTCGCACCCAAGCGCGTCTGTACCGACGTGTGGCCGGTCGAAGCACCGCTGTGGTCGCGCATCACCCCGGCGCTGGCCGTGGGTACGCCTGCGCAGCGTAAAGCGGCGCTTGACAGCGCCGCGTCTGTGGTCGTCACCAACTACGACAACCTGGATAAGCTGACCGACCTGTCGGGCTTTGACGGCATTGTGTTCGACGAACTGACGCGGCTGAAGAACCCCAGCGGCAAACGCTTCAAGGCGCTGGAGAAGCTGTTGGAGCCGGTCAAGGTGCGCTGGGGTCTGACCGGCTCGTTCACGTCGAACGAAGNCATNNAGNATGTCTTCGGCCAGTGCAAGATAATCGACCAGCCGCTGCTGGGCCGCGCCAAGGGCGCGTTCATGCAGCAGTATTTCATCTGCATCAACCGCGACTTTGGCCAGTGGGTTCCGGCGCCCGGCGCGCTGGAACAGGTGATGGCGCGGATCAAGCCCGCGACGTTCGTGCTAGACCCCGGCGACTACAAGGACAAACTGCCGCCGTGCAACGTCGTCGAGGTGCGCACCACGTTTGTGGATCGTGCGCCCTATGAGAAGATGAAGCGCGACTATGTGGTCAAGTTCGGCGATGACCGGGTGATAGCCCAGAACGCCGCGTCGGTGACGACCAAGCTGCAACAGATGGCGTCGGGGTTTGTCTACAACCGCGAGGCGGGCGACAAGTCGATTTGGTTCAGCGACCACAAGTTTGACCGGCTGGCCGAACTGCTGGACGAGAACCAGCGCGCCAACACCATCGTCGTCTACAACTACCAGGAAGAACTGGCCGAACTGAAGCGCCGGTTCCCCCACGCCGCGACGATTGACGAGCCAGACGCCATCGCGCGCTGGAACGCGGGCAAGATCGAACTGCTGCTGATCCACCCCAAGTCCGCAGGCCACGGCCTGAACCTACAGCACGGCGGTTGCCATATGGTGTTCGTGTCGCTGCCGTGGTCGCTGGAGTTGTACGAGCAGACAGTCGGGCGGCTACACCGCGGCGGGCAACCCCATGCGGTCTGGGTTTACATCATGCTAACCGATAAAACGATTGACGAACGCATCTGGGCGTCGCTTCACGACAAGCGCGCCGTGTCAGACATAGCTATGGAGGAACTGAAGAATGATTAAGGTAGACTGGCGATCACTGGCGGCGGCGCTGAATACGTTGTCTGAGGAAGAAATAAAGGAACTGCTGGATATTGAGATGGAAGCGCAGCAGCGCCCGTCCATCGTCAGGCGTTTGCATCAGCGGTTTACAATGCTGCGATCCGCGCGAGAGCGCACCGAACTGATGGCGAGGCTTGCGGCATGACCGACGCAGTAAACCCAGACCACTACAAGGTCGGCGGCATGGAGACGATTGACTACCTCCAGGCCAAGCTATCGCCGGAGGAGTTCGCGGGCTACTGCCGGGGCAACGCGCTGAAGTACCTTAGCCGCGCAGGTCACAAGGACGCTACGGCGCAGGAGATTGGCAAGGCTATTTGGTATCTGGAACGCTGGCGGGGCAGTCTTGTTCGCACAGACAAACCCATTGGCTGTTGTGGGCTTCAATCGCCTTGCGCGTCTCCGACGAATCCAGCAAGCTGTCGTACCCGATTGGACGAGCAATTGAGCAGTAGCTATTGACGGAAACGGGAACGGTCGAAACGGTTGCGCATCCGTTCATCACGGGTAGGATCAGGCACAGCAACAGCCGCCTCACCCAGTTCGATCTGGCGTTCCACAACATCTGCCGCTTCCTTTAGGGCTTCCTGCCGTCCCTGCTGCTTCCATCGCTCTTGATCGAAATAGGCAAACGCCCGTTCGATAAGCGACAGCAGGGACGACAGAAACTTAATCACTTGGCGGGATCAGCCAAGACAACGGCAACCAGGCCAGCAATGGCAGCAAGCGCCGCCGATGCGGCACTGTACAGTTCGCCAGAGACGCCGAGGGCCAGTGCAAGGCCAGACAGGCCAGCGTAGGTCGATGGCTCTTTGAGTCGGGCTAGAACAAAGTTTACAACAGACATATTAGGTTCCTTTCGGGTATTGCTTCCAAGGCAGTTCCCAGTGCGGGCCGTCCTTGAAAGTTCGCCAGTCACCGCCCCAAGTGAGCGGGACATTCTCGGCCACAGCAGCGGCCTTTATGATCTTGGCCAGCCGGTGATACAGCGGCCAGTCCCACGATACGCCATCGCCCACCATTGGCGCAAGATCGACGGCATGGCCGGTCAGGTGGCGGCTGTTCAACGTCTTGGTGGCACCGTTCTTCATTAGCACCTGTTGCCGCGCCAGCGTTCGCCGTCCCTCCAATACTGTGAAGTCTAGGTCAGACATCGCCGCCGCGCGCTTTACGACGCGCACCAGATCAGGGTGAACGTCTTGCAACCGGGATAGCGAGCGTGGGCCGAGAACGATGCTCATGAGCTATTCCTTCTGCCGCAGGAACGTCAGGAAGTCCGCCGCCATCTCGACGTTGTCGAACGCCTGTATCAGCGGGCGCTGGCCGACACGCGGCGTCACGATTGTCACGACAGACTGTCCATCACGTTGCTCCGTGAACTGGCCTTTGAGGGCGTAATCGTCGGCGTCCTTATACCCTCTTGCCCGCACAAGGCAAGCGCGACGACCGCCGGGTAGTTCGACGTTGCCGGTGGCGAACGTATGGATATGAAACGCGGCGTAAATGTCGGCGTGTTCGTCCATCATGGCGGCGCGCTTCAGGCCATGCAGTTCGTTGTAGATCGAACTACCTTTGAAGTTGTGCCGCGCCCATACCGTAGTGTCTGCGCCGTCTGGCGACATCAGCTTTAGTTTGGCGTCCCAGTCTCGCATCAAAATGCGGTTGGTGTTCAGCCCTTCGAAGATTCTTTTCCCGGTGTTCCAAGTGTCGTGGTTCCCGAGCAGCCATACCAACCATCGGACACCCAAATCTTTCAGCAGCCACTCGACTAGCTCCCATCCTTCGGACACCGTAGCCGATTGCTCGCCATAGAGCCGTTCAAGCCGACCGACCCAGTTGTTGATGGAATCGCCGCCGTTCGCGCCATACATGCCCTCGGTCTCGGCGCAGATGCGAGCATGGCGTTCAACGCTGTCGAGGTCGCAGAACGGATCGTCAAGGTGCGGATCGCCAAACCAGCAGATGCCGTATGGCCCAGAGATTGGCACCCGCACGTTCTGCCACGACGCCGCACGGGCGTGGTTGATGCGAAGATTGTTCCGCACCTTCATCGTCGCCAGTCGTTCGTTGAACGGCAAATCTGACGGTGGCAGAGGCTCGGCAACTGTTGCTTGATGCGCCAAACTGGCAGTCACAAAGTCAGCGCCAAAAGTGCGCTTGAGGGCCTTTTGAATTGCGCTGCGCGTACAGTTTAGTTTGTCAGCAGTGGCTTGCTGATTGCGACCGCAAGCCTCCCACACGGCGATCCGCTCGGCGTCGATAGCCGCGAGATCAGTGTGTTGATTTGGCATTTCAGCTTATCTTCAGAATGATCGTCAACAGCATGGCGATGATGAACCCAGCGACGGCAATGCCGACGCCTTCGAGGCGTTTTAGCCTGGCGCACAGACCGTCGTAGCGCAGCGCACACACTTCCTCATGGGTCTGCAATCGCGCTTTCGTTTCGTCGATTTCGGCCATGATGTACTCCACTACTTTTGGTTATTCTGAGGGCTGGTTCAGCTTGAACGTACCGCTGCGCAGTAGCTGCGCAAGCGCGTTCCGCGTCTCCGGCGATAGCTGGCTGATCATTTCTGATGCCCGCATGGAAGTTGGATACTGGTTCATCAGCGCCAGCATATTCGGGCCACTGGCGTATGCCTCCGCGATATTTCGCTGTGTGAACGGCGACACCGCAGCGCGTTCAGCGCCTAAAGCACCTTCCGCGGCAATACGAACGGAAGGGAACGGCGCAAGCGCCGCCCGCATTACACCTCTTTTGACTATGTTAGGTTGCGCGTTGAACAAGATATCCCCCGCGCGGCCTGTTCCCGCCGAACGCAACGCACCCATGCGGTTCAGCGTATTCAATTCGCCAGCAGATTGCGTTAGCGCCTGATACCGTTGCGGATCGGCCAACGCCATTCCGCCGATGTCATACTGGCCCGTACCCATGATATCTTCAACTACCTTCGGGCGTTCACCGCGCATTAGTGCGATAAACTCATTCGGGCTTTCCTTGGCCATTTGCGCGGCTTTGCCGCCCAACTCTTGCCGGTTGACAGCTTCAAAACCGCTCCGAGTTCGATTAAGATAGTCTTTCCATCCAGTGCCGCCAGCGCCTTCAATAGCTTGGTCAATCATCGGACGAATGCTAGTCATCAGCGCCGCCGCGCGCTCTTTCGTGCCTGACGACGGTTGCGCGCCGCCAAGCAAACGATCTACAATGTCGTTTACGCCGGTCTTGCGAAGTTGGTAAAGATCGCGCGCGTCAATGACGCCGTTCGGGTCAGCCAAACCTTCTAACTGGTCAGCTAACTTTGTCAGCGTCCCGCGCTGAAGATCGTCAGCGCGTGTGCCAGGTTGCCCCGCCATGCTGCGAATCTGCTGCACGATAGGCGAAACCTGCAATGGCTGCATACCCTGCGCGGCCAGATCAGCGACGTAATCTTCCATGTCACGCGCGGCCTGACGCGAACCGATAGCGCCCAACGCGGCCTGTTCGCCGCGCTGCGTCATGGTCCCCGCAAGCCCACGCTCGCGGGCAACGGCGGCGGGGTCAAACACATCCCCCAAGTCATCTGCTTGGCCAAGCCGCGTTTCGGCGCGCTCTGCGCCAAACGTCATGCGGCGCGCCAAACCAGACTCCTGTTCAGCCCTTGCGCGGGCTTGCGCAGCCAACTGTTCTGCCTGTGGCACTTCACGCCCTGCAATATTAGCGCGCTCCAAGGCAGTTTCGCGCATTGGGCCAGTAGCGGCTGACACGTCGCGCCGCCCGGTTTCAGCAGCCGACCGGGTTGCAGTTGCCGTAGGGCCACCGCCTGCCGCAGCCAAGCGTGCTTCGCGGGCGGCGGCTTGGCTTTCCAGCGTTTCCCTAATGGGCCGTTCGCCTTGCTTAAATCTTTCCTGCGCCATTTTGCCCAGGCCATAGAACGCATCATCTTTAACGCCAGCCTCAAGCATTACCTGTTCTGCAATGCGCCGGTCGTCAGGAGACAGACCCCTGAGCGCGGCTTTAGCTGCTTCGACGTTGTTACCCAACGTCTCTCGAATTATCTTGGCCGCGTTTAGCGTTGGCAGTTTGACCAAGTCAGGCACAGCCCCGCCTACGCGCTTTAACACCGATGCCATGACAGGCAGACCGCCACCGAACGCAGCCCCGGTCGTTACATCCTGGTCGGTCAACGCCGCGCCAGCGCCGCCAGCAATAGCGCCGCCCGCCACACGTTCTGCAAGACGCCCCGCACGCGCGCCCCTCGTCATCGCTGC